GCTTAACCATGGACTCCCTGATTGTCCGCAGGGTATCGTTGCGCTCTTCTATGTCAATCGCCTCGTTGCCAATTGCCTCCCGCATCATGTTCGCGTAGTCAAGTGTAGTGGGAGGAGCGGCGGGTTCACCTTCAGTCCCTCTATCTTTATATTCGGGTCTAACGCTCGGATCAAAATCAGAACCACCAGCGGCGTCAAAATCATCGGGGTCGGAGGGTTCAGGAGCAGGAGCAGGGATCATGTCTTCCCCATAAAGTCCCTCAGTCTTAGCTCGGCTCACGAACCCTTCGTCACCCACAAGGAAAAACTTTTTGCGTTCTTCACGGGACAATTTGTCATCGCCGTCTTCGTCGAACATTTCAACTAGATCCCCACTTTTTGCTGCTTTCAAAAAAATCTTCCGGTCAGCTTCGGTAAAAAACTGTTTTGGTGTTGAAACAATGTTGGGCGTCTCTTTAGTTCCGATATTTCTTCGGGTCGTTGCAGCCATTTCTTCCTGAATGGCCGCTTGTTGGTCTCGGTAAAGATTGTATTTATCTTTGTAAAAATCTGTTTCCGGTATGGCGCTCAGGTCAGTTTCTTCAAACTCAGGGTCATCTGCAAGGCCGTAGAAGAATCGTGCGTTACCCCCCGACATGGTGGAGGCGGCGGTTCCGCTTAAATCTTCGGCGTATTTCCTTCTCCGTGCGGAGGCAATATCTCTTCGGAGACCCTCACTAAAGCTAAGTGATTCCCCACGCGCTATTCTTTCGGCGCGTAACTGGGCAGTGGTTTTCCCCGTTGGGGCAGCCCCTATGCTTTCGATATACTCATCTATCTCTTGGGTTACAGGAGATTCTCCCTTTCCAGCAAATGTTTGCAGAAAAGCAGAAGCGGCCCTCGCAGGGTCCAAGACCCCACCATACACAGCCGTGCCGATATCTCCAACGACGCCATGTTTCTTGCCAACTCCCGAGTATTCCTCCAAAGCCTCACGGCGGATTTTTTCCCTTTCCTCAGCAGACACCCCAACCCCCATCTGCTTCCCTGCTTCCCATGCCTCTGTCACTGCGTGAATGGGGGCAGCCACTTTGGTAGCCACTTTGCCGAGCGGTTTACCAACAACTGCTAGCCCCTTCCCCCCCTTTGCAAGTAACTTGGCAGCTTTACCAAATTTCTCCGCCCGTATCCTTTTTAACTCGGCGAGTTGTTTCGAGGTGCGGGGCTTGATTTGAAACTGTCGTGGGCGATTCCGAAATTCTTCTGTTGCTACTCGTCTAGCTAAGTTGGGGGTGCCGCGAACATTGAGCTTGTAGGGGTCAATTCCTAACTCTTTCGCCCGTTTAAGAAGTGTGGCTCTGTCGGGATACCTCTTGTTGATCTCCTTCGTCCTCTTGGCGATTTCCTTGAGGACTTTTTTTGCGATAAGTTTTTTAGCCACAACTACCTAGTGGTTTTAGTATCCTCTGCGACCTACTCTCCGACCTGTGCCAAACCCACCGGAGTCAAGGCCCCCAGTTACAAGCCCCTGCCCCGCTCCACGGCCTTTTTCATCCTTGGCTGTCTCGCCCTTGGCCTTTTTCAAAGCCTCCTTGCGCTGCCTCTCGGCTTCCCGCTCGGGGTTGATTAACTGTTTCTGTTGCAGCGTTCTTACTGGTGCGGCGGCAGCAGGTGCAGCAGGTGCAGCAGGTGCCGACACAACGGCGGGAGTTTTGGGAAACACTGGCTCCCGCAATTCTACTGGTGCTACGGGCCTATTCGTAAACGGGTCAATATCGGCTAACTCCACAGGCTTGACAGGCTTACCCGTGAACGGGTCGGGCGGTAGAGGGGAAACGCTAGAAATCGTAGACGAAAATGGATACCTAGAAGGTGCCGCTGACTTGGCATATGGGGTAGGCTTAAAAAAATTAAATGACATACCGAAACGACTAAAATGCGGGTTAAGAATATGAGTTAAGCGGTAAACTGTCAATCCAGCAAAACCGCATCGTGGTTCTGTAGCGCCTTGCCTAGCTGTTTGATCGTGGTCCGGCGATACGGACGGCCTTCCTTCCCTTCCTCGGGAGGATCAATAGCCACTAGTCCGAGCCGCTGACGGGCACAGTCCAAGGCCAGAAATGCGGCGTCTGCAAGGTCGGGGCTTCGTCCGAAGCGAGCCTTAAATTCAGGTTTGGATTCTATTTTAACCCGCAGGGTGCCACTCTTGATCATGTCGTAGTTTCGACTGGTGATCTCTTGGGCCAGATCGGTGTTTACCCCAAACACTTGACGCGTCCGCATGAGTTCCTTCCCCACGAACCAAAGCTCGGAGACCCTATTCACATATAGTTCTGTCCCCACAGACTTGCTATTGGCGCTGACCCTCTTGTCACTGGCCTTGCCCCCGAAGCTAACGCGCAGAAACCCACTGGCCCACTCGCCGGAGAGAACGTCACAGAAGGGTGCTCCGGCCCCCGTGGCGTCAACTGCCACGTTCTCGGGCAGGATTTTCCGCTTCTCGCAGTGCTCCTTGATTTGTCGGACAATTTGATACGTCCTCGGGACGGCCTTGTTTGTGGCGTCGTCGTTCAAATGAACAGCCTCCCCGAACTCAATGACGTATTGGCCTGTTGTGTCGTAGCCCACCGAGGCGGTGTAGAGGATCGTCCGGTCGCCGCCGTTGGTGAACGCGGGGTCAATGCCTGCCACTTTGATGGGAGTCCCCTCCCACTCGACCTTGGACATGGCCTTGCTCATAGTTAGTTCGTTCTCGCCGTAGATCCCCGTCGTCTCATCGGAGTCGAAAAATATAGCACGAATCATTCGCATGTAGCCCCGTGATTCGGGGCCGAGCAGAGCCTTATCTTCGTTGATCTTTTCCTGCGTAGGTAGCCACGGGTAGATGGCCTCCCCCGCGATAATGTTAGGAGAACGCTCCCCATCGAGACGGATGTAATCCCCGCCCCACTTCGTGGCCCACCCGTCCGCCGTGTGCGTGTCTACCGAGTCCCAGCCGTTGATCGGCTCCGACCAGATCCCGAACGCGTCGAAGCGGCTGTTAGGGTTGGACATTCCGATTAACTGGAATTCTGGATTCTTAGATAAGTTCGACAGGCCCGCCTGAAGAATGGCCTCGGATAGCTCCGAGAGTTCATCACCAATCAAAATCACTCGGGGGGCCTTGATTCCGATGAGCTTGTTTGTAGCTTCGCGGGTGCGCGTTTTTTCAGCAGCGATCAACGAGAGACCCGCTCGCTCGATGAGGGTGCCTTTCTCGTTTACGTAACTAGCGTTGCCAATCGAGTCCCGAATTTTGATGGGGGCATCGTCAATCACAGAGAGTAGGGACATTACCGACCCCCAAATCCGCTTACGGGCTTCTCGCAAAGTAGTCGAGGTCATCAGGACAAGCGTGTCCTTGGGCTTGGACAACCAGTTGGCTATCCCCCACGCGGCCATGGTGTGGCTTTTCCCCGACGACGCAGACCCCCCAATGGCCAGATACTTATTATTGATGGCCGCCCAAATCATTTGCTCAGCCCACGGATGGCGGACCATTAACTTTTCAGGCAAGTCATCGTGGTTCCATAACTCGTCGCAGATCCTCCAGAAGTAATACTCCTTCGCTCGTAGGTGTTCATGGTTGGCAAACCCATACAACAAAGCAGTGATGAGACTGGTCGGAGGAATCAAAAGCCCCCCGACATCCATACGTTTTGTTTTGGGGTCGATGCGCGGATCGAGTATCTGCTTGATGGATGGAGCCGTTACCGCCATAATCTATTGTAGAGATTACGCCCTTACAAAGTGTCTGACAAACCTAAAGACAGCCTCCAACAACGCGCCCTAACGATGTATAAGGCGAATTGGAAAAATATTTCCATCGCCAAGGAGTTGGGAGTCCACCCCGGCACGGTGCGGCGGTGGCTCAAGAAGATGGGCGTCCGCGCCAAGAAGAACGGGCTGCACCCTAATGATGCCCCCGCAGTAACGGAAGCGCCTACTGACGAACTGGCGGAAGCTATTGACCAACAGCTTGAGTCTACCACCGACGAGGCGATCCTCCGAGCGGGTCACGATGCACGACAGGAAGAGGACGCAACGATTTTGGAGATTGCAGAACGGCAGTCCAACCCCGCTGACAAATATCAGCACTACGCCGCAGCGACAGGAATCAAACTCATGCGTGACAGCGTGAAGAACCTGCGCCCCGCCAAGACTGTCCGTGAGTTATCCGAACTCGACCAGTTCATCCGCCGGAACCTCGGCCTCAACTCAAAGAACGGCAGCGGCGGCACAATGCAGATTGATATCTCCATACTCAACAACACGAAAGCAGATCGTGGGGAGGGGTCCGTGAAACCCATAATCGACTTGGATTGATGATTTACGACCTCAATAGTGGTGCGCCTGAATTTGACGGGGCAAGATACGAGCCGTCTAATGACCCATATTTTTACCGTCAGACTGACCCCACTTGCTATACGGGATTTTCAGAAGAAACCGAAGGGGCCACAAAGAATCCAGTCGGGGGCGTCATGTTGTTCAGTGAACTTAAAGACGCCTTTATTGGCATCGTCGAGCACCCACGTAACCCCCCAGTCGCGTGCTACTCGATTACGGGGACCGAGATTATCCTCAGAGAGAAACACGGACTGAACAAAAATGAAGTCAGAATGGCGCTCGACCAACTAAAGTCCTGCGACCTCGGGCCAAATACCCCGTGCTTCCTCGACTCAACGTCCCTGTAGCTATGGCCCCTCTGTTTGAAAAAAGGGAAGTAGTGGTAAACCCTACCGTCCTGATCCGAAAAGATCATCCCATTAAAAATGACTTCTCATTTTCTCACCGAGGACTTGTTGGGGTATTCTTTCGGGTCATCCCCAAAACAGCCCGCGAAGTCTTTTTCCTTCAGGGGCTCGCAAAAAATTATATTGTCTTCACTCCCGAAAGTGGTGACGGTCTGATCCTATCCCCTTCGTGTTTGAGGGGCATGAGTCAGTGATCGTCGGAATAGACAACGGACTAGACGGGGGACTGTGCGCGATCTCCGCATTTGACGGCGGGGTCATTGACAAGATCGCCATGCCTACAATGCAGCGGAGCAAGAAGCGGGAAGTGGCCACGGCCAAGATCAACGAGTGGCTAGTCAATCTGAACACACCGTTCACGCTGGCGGTAGAAGAACCCTTGGCACACGCAAAAAGTTCACAGGCCGTTCGGTCCATGGCCATGAGCTTCGGCAAGATAGTCGGGATGGCCGAGGTGAAGGGATATGACCTGATGCGGGTGTCCGTACATAAGTGGCAAAAAGAAATGCTGGGTAACGTCCCAAAGGGGCAAACCAAGATATTTGCCATGGAGAAAGCGGAACAACTCGCCCCCGCCGAGAACTGGCTCAGAAACAAAAGGTGCCGCACCCCACACGACGGGATGATCGACGCCTATTTAATTGCTCAATATATTTTGACAGGGCGGCAAAAGGGTGTATAATCACACCCATGCCGGATAGCCACTCTGACCGCGACCACGCGGAATTTTCGCCCTCGTCATTAAAATACGTAGCAGGCTGTGCAGGCTACCATGGGAGGGAGGGGACGAATGCCGCCGCTGAGAAGGGGACGAGGATACACGAGGCGCTGGAAATCGAGGACACCTCCAACCTTGAGAGCGAGGAGGAGATTTCCATCTACCAGCAGATCGTGGAAGAGGAGGAAGCGTTCCTCGCAAACTACGCCCAGAAAGGAAGGGGCCAAGTAGAAGACCATAAAGAGATCCAGTTGACCGTTGAACTGGAGGGGACATCCACATGGGGGACATGCGACCGCCTCACTATCTTCGGCGACAACACAGCAATTCAGGCTGACTACAAGACAGGCGTCTCCATGATCGACCCGCCGGAGAAAAACTGGCAGGCCCAAGCCTACACCGTCGGCAGCTTCCAGAAGTTTCCAAAATTAAAGGAGATCACGTTTGTATTCTACATTCCCGTCAGGAACGAGACTCTCTTCCACACGTTCGCTCGGGAAGATGTCCCTGTTCTCGTCAGGAAACTGTCGGATGCAATCAAGCGGGGAGAAGCCGTCCGCCCAAAATGGGACGACGGCACCCCAGAACTACCCGACCTGACTCCCACAGTGAACTGTCGCTTCTGTCGGCACGAGAACGCCTGTCCCGCATTAGGTGGGTTAGTGGTCTCCGTAGCCAAGAAGATCAACCCCCAGCTCCCTGACGTTGACATCGACTCAATTGAAGACCCAGAAGTCGTCGAGCAATTGTGGATGATTGCCAAGATGGTTTCCAACTGGGCGGACAGCCTGAAGAAGAGGGCCGTAAACATGGCCAAGGACGGGGCCGAGTTCCCCAGCCTGCGTCTCAAGAACATGGGCGCGGCTAAGCGGGTTCAGGACAACATGGGGCTTGTGGAGATCGCGCAGAACTTCGGCATCGATAAGGATGAGATGCTGGGACTAGCCAATATCCCACTCGGAAAACTGTCCAAGGCGGTGGGGGATCAGTTCCCCAAGGGGGACCGAAAAAGAATTTCTAAAGAATTTGTTGACGCATGTCTGAAAGCAGATATAGTCACCATCTCAGAGGCGCGGCATACGCTCGCCTGAAACCAGAAACCAGAAACCAGAAACCATGGCAGCAAGCGCAATCAAGGAAGCGACAACAAACATCATGTCGGCAACGAACATGATGATTGAACCCAGCGACATTGAGATCCCAAGGATCAACGTCGTTCAAAAAACATCCGAGATCGAGGCTCCCTTCGGGAGTGTTGTTCTCGACAAACAATTCGTCATCGCAGACCCCGAGTCGGCGGTGCCGTGCATTCCGGTCTCTGTGACCAAAGGCTGGAGGGAGGACATCCCCTACGACGAGGACGAAGTGCCTCGTATCGCTCACGCACCAGAGGAGCGGGACGAGATCGCCAAGACCTCCGACTACTCCATGTTGGAGTTTGCGGATATCACCCTTCTCTTTGAGAAGCCGGACAAAACTGACGTAGGGGCCGCCTACCCGTTCCCTATCGGGGATAAACTCTACGCCCTTGGCCGCATCAATGTCGCCAAGGACGCGTATCGTCAGACGTTCAAGCGTCTGGCTACGTTCACCTTGTTCAACCCCGACACCCCTCCCTCCACTAGGGTGTGGGACTTTACCTCGGCAGTTATCAGTCGGGGTAAATATTCGTGGTATGCTCCGTCCCTCACGTTCACCGACAAGGAGAGCAGTGAGGCCGTCCAGAAGTTCTGTTCCACCTTCCTCCGCTAATGTCTGAAATTGATACCCAGACAGTAGAGGAAGAGGTCGTCATGCTTGGCGGCATGATAGAGGAACTCGACAACGGCATAGAGACCGCACACGAAAGTAAGCGGAAACTCATCTCCATCCGAGCCGCCTTGGCCCGCGCCATCGGCATGGAACTCCCAGTAAACGACAAGAGTCAACTTAATCTGACTCTCGTGGATGGGGAGGAAACCGATGTGGTCAAGGAGGAGGAGGAGTAACAGATCAGGTATTGCGGCGGGGCAGTCGGAGTTTACTCGGTAGTGTGTTCTCTTACTGTTCTGGTTAAAGCATCGCCTTGGTGGTAATCGCATAAAAGCCACCGCACTTAACAAGCCCCCCACTGGTTTGTCATAGTCCCAGTGGGGGGCTTCTTTTTAAGGAGCCATGAAAATCTACGCCCTCGATTTTGAAACCTACTACGACAAGCGTTGCAGCATCAGGACGCTCGGCCCACTGGGATACTTCTCCCATCCCGAATTCGACGCCTACCTGCTCACCGCAAAAGGAACCGACGGCATGGAGTTCGTCGGCCACCCCAAAGAGTTTAACTGGAATTTACTAATTGGTAATACGGCCCTGAGCCACAACGCAGCATTTGATGAAACCTTATATTTATATGGCGCGACCCAATCGTGGTGGCCGGAAATCACGCCCGTCGCGTGGCATTGCACGGCGGATCTGGCAGCGTATTGCCGCCTTCCTCGCTCGCTCAAGGGAGCGACTCATACAGCTTTTGGATTAGAAATCGACAAGACCACCCGCGACAACATGAGCGGGAAGAGGTGGGAGTCGATGACCGACGAGTTCAGAGCCGAGGTCAGTGCTTATGCGATCAAAGACTCCGAGCTTTGCCTTCGCCTGTGGGAAGAGTTCGGTGACCGCTGGCCAGAGGAAGAAAGAATAATCAGCACCCTGAACCGGAGGATCTGTCAGAGAGGAATCCCTATCGACACGGACCTCCTGAAGAAGCAACTGGAGACCATCAACGAGAAGTTGTTTGAGGCCGAGTCCAATATCCCGTGGCTCGGAAGCAAACCTCTCCTTAGCCGCGCTGCGTTTGACGAGGAGTGCCAGAAGGTAGGACTGGAGCCGCCTGCGAGTCTGGCGAAGACCAACCCCGAGAGCAGGAAGTGGATCGAATATAACAGCCAGAAGCACGACTGGATCGAGGCCACTCAGAACTGGAGAAGGATCAACGCCCTCAAGAAAAAGGTGGAGAGCTTCGATGTGGCTACCATGCCAGACGGTAGATACTACGGCGGCTGCATGTATTTTGGGGCGCACACAGGGCGCTTCAGTGGAAGCGGAGGAAACCTGAACCTTCAGAACCTGCCGCGTGACGAGATGTTCGGGATCAACCTCCGTAACCTCATAGCTACAAAAGAAGATAAACGATTAGTGGTAGCCGACTTGAGCCAGATCGAAGTCCGAACATTGTGCTGGCTCGCGGAAGACAAGGAGATGCTTAAAGAAATTGAAGCTACCGATGATATCTATGAGGCTTTTGCGATTCGGTTCCATAGGTGGAAAAAAGAAAACGGCCCCCTTAAACAAGACCCCAAACTCAGACATAAGGTAAAGGCCATGGTTCTAGGTTGCGGATACGGGGCGGGTAAGAAACGGTTTGCTGAGATGTCAGGTATGGATAAATTTGAAGCGGATGCGGCTGTTGATCGTTACCGACGAACGATGGGAAGTGTGGTCCGCTTATGGAAAAAATATAACATAGATATAAACGGAGCCTACAATCTGTCAGAACAGGGAATGCCCACACCATTCACGGTGGATCTGCCAAGCGGACGGGTGCTGGACTACGGTCTGATTTCGGCGGACAAGGTTGAAGGGGGCCGGACACAATACACAGCCCACTTCCCCAAGGGGGCCAAGATGATCCCCATCAAATTGTGGGGTGGCTTCATAGCTGAGAACGCATCACAAGCTCTGGCCCGAGATATTTTTTCAGACATGCTTGTCAGGGTGGCCGACGCGGGGCATAACGTCATCATGCACGTTCACGATGAAATCGTGGTGGAGGCGGACGCTGACAAAGCGGACACCGTGCTCGAAGACATCTTGAAAATTATGTCTACCCCACCAAAATGGATCGCTGACATCCCGCTAGCCGCTGAAGGGGCGATACTAACCCGATACACAAAATGACCTACCGCTATATTGAAAATCTACGCAGTGCCGCCGCAAGGAAGACCGCCGACCTTTCCAAATTCAAACCTTCCGTCCCGCCGTTTTCTTCCAAGGCGGAATACAGGGCGTGGTGCGCGGATACAAAAACCAAACATGTATTTTATTCCACGGTCGAGGGACGCGCCCCATCAAAACGGGTGTCCTCCGAGAACCCCACCAACAAAGTCTACGGCATCGTAGCGGACTACGACGCGCCCGTGAACTGGAGTCTGGTGGACGGGAAGATAGCAACCATCTGCACGAATAACCTGCCGACATGGAGGTCAAAAACCTACAGCGGGTATATCCGACTGGTCTGGGAATTCGCAGAAGCGATCCCCGTGCCACCGGACATGTTTGCCGCGTTTGTCGAGGAGATGAAGAAGATCCTGAAGCTGAACAAAATCTTCGCTGGCTTCGACGAGACCTCACTAAACCCGTCGCAGTATTTTGAGTTAGGGTCTGACTGGCACAAGATTGGGACGCCCTTACCCAAATCAGTCATCCACACGGCTTTTCTTAAAGCCGCCGAGACCAGCCCACCGCAATCTGGGGACACCGCCATCCCTATTGATGTTGTTGCAGAGAAAGTAAGATCCGACTATGGGCATCGATGGGTGGGTCCATTTGAAGTCGGAAGCAGGGGGCCACTGTTCTGGATCGACGATGGGATCGACCGTGAAGGTTGTCAGGTTACAGATGACGGGATGATCTGCTACAGCGACAGGGCGGGGCGCGGATTCGTATCGTGGCGGGACATCTTTGGCCCGTCCTTTGTTGAAGAGTATGAGCAGAAGAAGCTCGGCGCTCTCCTCGACGAATACTGGTTCAACGGGAAGCGGTTCTTCAAGCTGTTGAATAACATCGCCGTTGAGATACCAAGGGACCAACTCGTTTTGGAACTCAGGCAAATGGGCTTCTGCCCGAAACAGAAAAGGGGTAAACCCCTGTCGGAGGTTGAATCTGCGATCCTCGTTATCAGCAACCAGAACCGCATCACGGAGATTGCTCCAGTGGTCTTCTCAAAAGAACGGGTGGTGGAGGAGAGCGGTAACCGTATTCTCAATACATCAACCATCGAGCCAGTGGAACCTGCGGACGACGGAGACCCCACACACTGGCCCTTCCTCTACGCATGGTTACACCAACTCTTTGAAAACTCCACGCCTCGCCCCACCCTAGAATACTTCTTGGCGTGGATGAAGAGATTCTACGAAGCACTATTGGACCGAGAGGCAAGGCAAGGACAGGCGCTGATTCTCGTGGGGCCAACTAACAAAGGCAAAAGCCTATTGTCTAACAGAGTTATCTCCGGCCTCGTGGGCGGTTTTTCCGATGCGTCTGATTACCTGTCAGGCCATACAAAGTTCAACAAGGATCTGGGCCGCGTAGCCGCGTGGGTCATCGACGACACGACGAGTGCCAGTTCTTTTCAAGACCAGCGGAAAGCAACCGAACTCATCAAGCGGGCGGTGGCGAACCCCCGCATCGAGTATATGGCGAAGTATGCAGACTCCATCTCAATTCCGTGGGCGGGGCGGGTAATCATGTCACTGAACATGGACGCCAACAGCTTATCCGTGATACCCGCCCTTGACAGTAGCAACCGTGACAAGCTCATGGCCTTAAAAGTAAGTGATTTTGCCACGAGCAACTTCCCGCCCAACAAAATGCTGGAAGCCACAATCAAGACGGAACTCCCCTTCTTCGGGAAGTGGCTGCTGGACTGGGTGGTCCCCCAAGAAATTGAAGCCTACGGTCGCTTTGGCGTGGTTAGCTTCATCGACATCTCAGTATCGTCAGCCGCTTACGACAACTCATCCCGCTCGGCAGTAGCGGAACTGGTTGAGTTCTTCGCCAAAAAGTGCCGCGCATTGAACGACACACTGAAAAGCTGGGAAGGAACCCTGACAGAATTTCAAGTCACGCTGCACGACTTCAATAACGGGCGCAACGTGGGCATGTCGAACAACCTTGAATTCGTCCGGCGTGGAATGTCCGCGCTGGAAGAAGCAGGGAAAGCCAACCCAAATATCCGCCCAATTAGATCAGCGGGACGGGGAGGCGGGAAAGTCTGGACAGTAAACATAGAGGCACAATTCGACATCATCCCCGCCACAGTGACGGTGTCATAGGGACAAGGGGGCTCTCAGGCCGGAGATCGGAATATGGTAGCCCGACACCTTGTAGACAAACCCGTATTCGTCCTCGTCCCCCTTCCTCTTGAACTCACCCTGTTCCAGCAGGCGGTTCTTGGTTATCCACCCCAGCATCCACGCCCGTGTCAAATCCTTGCGGACACGAACAAAGAAGTAATGGCTAGCCTTGAGGGGTTTCCCCTCGGGGCAAACTACGGAGGCCGTGAAATGGGGCTTTGGTTTGTCGTAGCATGTCTTGGACTTTACATCAATTTTTCTATTTCCCATTAAGTAGTCGTGGGTGCGGCTGTAATTGCCAACGTATTTGGATTCGGGGAAAAGAAGCTCAAAACCGATCTCACCAAGGAAGCCAGTCATGCGTCCGGCCCCACGGGTAAACGAATTCGGGAGCACACCAAGATTCTGGCTTCGCTCGAAAGCCTGCTTCACATTCTCGGAGTTCGGGGTGAACGTAATGAGCTTGCCCCTGCCCTCTTTTGAGAACTGGCGGGGCAGTTTTTTCTTCATCTATGCTTACTTAGGGCATTTGCTCAAATCGCTTGAAAGCGTTTAATGAATCTTTCCCATGCAGGAAAATAGATCTCGTCCATGCACCTCACTATGGCCTCTTCTTCGTAGGTCTCACAAAACGAGAGCCCTGAAATACCTAAAGCCGCATGGAGCATCTCGTGCCTAATTGTGTCATGGAGGTCTTTCCCCTTGAGGGTCTTGTCTATCGTGATGAGCTTCCTCCTGTGGGAATACATCCCATAGCAATCATCATCCCCTAAATCCCCCAACCGGATTCGGACCCGAACCCCAGCCATGGTTATACTTTGGGGGACTTTCATCCTCCGGTAAGCTTGATGAGGGCACGGGCATAGACACCGGCCAGTTTATCACGGTTGTCATTAATCATCCGCCATTCGGCTTCGTTAGATCCAAAGAAAGGTTCCGCGATAACGGCAGGGCAATGTGTCTTACGTAAGAAAGCGGACCCCCGCTGGCGGGGGCCGCGTGGTTTAATCCCTCTGGAGGCCATGTCAGGGTAGGACTCTTCCATCGAATCGCGTAGCGCCGTGGCTAGCCGCTTACCACCAACACTTGTGGGCCAATACAGCCACTCATGGCCTTTGGCAGACGGGCTCGCGGAATTAAAGTGCAGCTCAATCGCCGCAGTGACCTCGTCTTCGCGCATCGTTCGGGCAATATAGTTGATCGCTCCGGTGTAGCTCTGCGCGGGGTATTTGTCATAGATGACGTAGTTATTACCGCTAGCCCATCCATGACTGTTGCTTAGTACATGCCCGATGCGGCGCACAAGATCGCGGTTAAAGTCCCACTCGCTGACAACATATTCCCCATACGTGTACGCTCCCTGATCCCCGAGACGTGAATGCCCCACACATAGTCCAATCTTCATTTCTTTAAAACGCGATACAGGGACACAAGTCCCACAGTAATACCCACAATAAGCGACCCAACGCGCAGCCAGTATTCAAACTGCTCCTGCATGCTGGTGATAAGACCCAGCGTGGGAGCCGCCATGCCGACTAACGAGTCTATGAATCGGGGGTTTATCATTTCTCCCCGATGATGACGGCCCTCCGGTAACTGTAATCCGAATGGAAGCGGTGACCTTTACGACCAACCAGTGCTCCTTCCTTAAACTCGTAGACCTTACCCTCTTTAAGCGTGATCGTCGGAGGATCGTATAGGGCGCTCGCGTTCGCGCTTGATGCGTTGGGCAACTCGTTCCATGAGCAGCTTGTCAGCGGGAGAACCGCCAGCGGCCAGAGCATCAAGACGATCTTCAAGAGCGTCGAGGTGCCTGTCTCTTTGAAGCCTGATGTGTTCGATGTAGGCATGGAGCGCGGCAGTCAGCAGTTGGAAAAAGAGCTTCACTTAGATTTCGCACGGCCCACATTCAGGGCTAGCCACGACACCACGCGATTTATGCGATTCACCCAAATGTTATCCGATTCATTCGGGGTCATGGTCGCAATGAGTGAAGCCACAGCGATTACGCTGGCCGCAATTTGCAGAATCTCTTCTTTGTTTTCGGTGATATATTGGATCATTTTAGTAAGGGGTTTACATCAAGTTGGGGGTGTAGGAACCTACACCGGAGGGATCAAATCTAATGGCGGGCTTGGCCGCACCACGGTGGGCGTCCAGTTGTTCGTCGAGAACCGCACGGCACACAGCCCAATGGTAATTGGACCGCTCCACATCTGCGTTCTCCTCGGCAATGGAGCCGAGCAACGCGTGTTTGATAGCGTGCAGGCTGGACATATAAACAACGTCCGTGGTGTCGATCAGCTTTTTGAACTTCCGCTTGAGCAACAGCCGCAGCGACATGGTCTTGGAATCCCTGTTGTCGATACGGTAGCGGCGGTAGCGGGTGACTTGGTTGGCCTGTCGGAGGCTGGTCGCGGCTACGCGAGTCACTTCGGGGGATGAGCTTGTCTCGACCCACAACAGTTGAACTGGAGCAGCCAATTCGGTGGTATCTACCCTTATTTCACTAATACTGGTTATGTCGTCGGTTACAAGAACTGTGTTCAAACCTGTTGTCCCGTCGCAAGTAAACTTGCCTCCGTCTTCGGAACTCTCATCTGTTCCAATCTTGGATGTATTTGTTCCGTCTGAAAAAGTTACATAGATAACCCCAGAAGCGGGGAGGTTTGTGGATGGGTTGATCGGAGCTAACCGCAAGCTGTAGGTCTTCCCATTCACAGGCTCCTCGACCGTCGCTGAGTAGCCGTCGTCCACGATCCCGAACACGGACAAGGTGTGATCTCCCGCCGAGTCGTCCCGACCAGCCAGTCGGTAGTCGTGGTGTTGGCTGCGGACTGAGCGGGGGTAGGAATAATCAGTGCTGCTCCCGTCAGCGTCAACGAGAGCCGAAATAATTGATTCAGCGTTGTCGGGAATGGTGAACGTGCTGGCGTCCGTAGTGACTACGTGCTCAAAAACGAGGTCGCGCCACATCCCCATATTATAGAGGCGGGGTAGGGCCAGATTCAATTCTTTTAGGAACTGGGCAGAGTTAGCGCCCTTGGACCCGCATACGTCTAGCAGGGCGTCCTCGACGCCTTGAACAGTCAATGTGGCCATAACTCAAATTAACAAATAGGGGTTTAAGGGTCAAGTCGTGGGGGCAGGGGGATCGTGAATTCGGGGTTTTTGGTAATGGTGGGATGAGCGTATATTTTTGGAGGCCATTCTTGTTTAATCCCTTTCTGGCTCCCCATCAAAAAAATTACGGGCATATTCTCATGCCCCGCTAACTCTAAAACCCGCCCCCTGTGGCGACCATCGGCCCAGCAAACAACGGCATCCCCAGAAGAATTAGTGTGCAGCACAATAAATGGTAGCCTAGAGAACGCTACCCCCGCGTCAAATAATTCTTGGGCGGTAGCCTTATAATACAGGTCAACACTAATGGTCCCGACTAAAGAAAAGAATACGGGCAAAGGGATGTCGGCTATAAGCCAATTTCGACCCGCAGCTATGTTTGCGGCCTCAGTAAAAGCACGTTCAGTAAACACGCGAAGCTCCATATTCCCGCTCCATCACCGTAATAAACCACGGAACATCACTAGAAATAAGCTGGATAACCTCCTCGTCTTCATTAACAGTTCCTAGCTTAACCTTGAATATACCTGCATCGCCCCCCTCGGGAGTTCCGGTCCCATCATGCCCCCCGTTCATGGGGTAGACCGCCGCATCAGAAGTTCTTCTCTCTGTAGACCAATCCCCCGCTGGGTAATGAGAAGGTGGTGGGTCAGGGTAGACCGAGGAGCCAGATTCGGGGTAACCGCCCCCCATCTTAATTTCCCCTATATCTCCAACGCCTATGGGGGAGGCGGGGTCTTCTACTTGGACCCAGCATTTTGTGATCTCGCTTTTGTTTTCATCATTTACATCGTAGGCGTCAATCTCATCCCCGACCTCTTTCGGGGAGTGTTCTAAATTAGCTTTCCAAACCAAATACACATCTCCATACGCGCCTAATTCGTGGTATTTTGTATTGTTAATACCTGCGTCCATCACCGCCCCGTCCTCCGTCTTGGTTTTAGGGATACGGGAATGTGTCCCCGATATAGACTCTTGGGACGAATAAGATATGTAGTCAGTTGTGCCTTCCCAATTTAAAGAAAAACAATCAATCCTCCAAAGCAACTGCCCGAACGCAACCTTGGCCCCGTCTTCGCCGTGCATTAGCGCGAACGCATGGGGGCGGTGCAGGAGTTCAGGGTTTTCAGGGGGGTTGGTGCCTACATCCATGTCCCCCACAATAGACCCGTCAGGGTGCTCTGGATGGGGCATCGGCCTTTGCAGCGCGTCAAAAGAAGCACTGAGGTCGGGGTTGTAATCCTGTGCCATTAAGGTG